GCAAGATCTAAATTGTCCCAAGTTGAAGACTTGCTATCCTCTGCCTGTTCTTTTACAGACTCTTCTTTTTTGGGGTTTACCCTTATTCCTGCAGTAATATCTAAAATTTGATATATGGTTGGCAGGTTTACGGAATCCTCAAGCTCTTCAATGTTTGACATTATTGGATATTGAGACTTTAGCGCTATGAATGCACAGTGTGAAAGTATCTTTATAGAGTCTTCGTCGTTTTTTGCATATTTTATAATATCAAAGTATTCCATAAAATCCCGAAGGTATTTAATCTTTAACGGCTTAAGCTCTACCGAGGTACCATCCATCAGTGTGACTCGATCAACCTCATAAACTTTTGTTGCCATTGTATAATTGTACCAAAAAAGCAATGCCCAGGTTTGATCCTGGGCATTGCTTTTTGATTTGTTTTGACTAGGAACCAGCTGGAATGGTACGATCAACGATCTTACCATATGAAGCGTCTGTGTCATTGGGTAGCAGACGGAACGAAACCTCGAACATTGTAGGCTCGTCTCGTTTTGCTGATACTGTAACACTCTCAATTGAGAGAGCCCGGTATGCAACGTAGATACGCTCTAGGGATTCCCCAACAGCGCAATCTCCTGTACCTGGACCAACAGCGACCAGTCCACGCTCGACGGGACATTCACCAATATCGCCTGCGGAAAGGTCCATAGAGATATCTCCAGAACTATCTGCTGCGCTTAGGTCATTGTCTTTGCCAGCAATAGCAACGAGCAAGTTCTCAAGTGTAGCTTCGGCAAAAGCTGTATTGAGATTAACCTGCATGCCCTGCTTGTATAGCTTAGCAACGTCGAGAAGCTGGTCAACCTGGACCTCACCAAAATCGGGCTGGAATTGAATTTCCAAACCATTCATGGTGTATCCTACGTTTCTGAATGAAACATCATCCTGAAGGGTAGTCTTGTAAGACTCCCCATCAACGTAGGCTGGCAAGTCTACTTCCGTCAACTCTCCGTCTTCGTAAGCAAACAGGGCTGCCGCACCAACAATAATGTTAGCGTTTGAACCACGTGTATATGCCATATTTTTTCACCTCTTCTTTCATTAAAGTAGTAGGCGCGTTTCCTCGATATAATTATACCACTTGTTTTTTAATATAATTATTTTAAGGCTTATGCCACATATACTCTAAAATAATTTTATTTGCTGCGTAAGTTCTTGCTGTTCCAAAGTCTATGATGTCTCTTGACTCTTCTAGGTGGAATATTTTCATTTCATAAAAATAAGGCAAAAAGAAGTCCTGTTCTCCAAAAGATACGACTGCAGTCTCTTTAGAATTTTCTATAACAAAGTCTTCTTTTTCTGTTGCAGACATTCCGGAGGTATATCGATCTAGCCTTGTCTTAATCTCAGATGGCAACACTAACTCTGTTTTTGATTCAGCAGAATACTTTTCCTTTATCCAATAGTTAAGGTCTTCCGTTGAATCACTACCGTTATCTAGTATATCCTGAACAGCTTGAGTTGTTTCAATTAATGCCTCAATACCGCCAGCAGTTTTATAAAAGTAATAAAGAAGTTGCTCTACGCGACAATGTGGGAACGGAGTTCTTCTAAGCCTAAACATCCTGTCGTAAACTGCAAAAACTTCATCGGCAGAATCTGGAAACTCTTCTGTCAATGTGTCAATGCTAGTAGGTTGTGTGGGAAAAAACTTCATAGCGCCAGAAAAGTATGTAGATAGCTCTTCCGGTATCTTTTCTGCCAGGTAGTTGTTAATAAACACTGGTGGATAGTGTACTGCCATTATCTAGCACCCCCTGCTGAAATCCATCGATAGCCTATGTCGTACCCCTTAGCCCTTCCACCGGCTTTTGCTCTTGGAAGGTTTTGCTTAAACTGTATTGGATTACGAAGAATGTCTGAGATTCCCGTAGTCTCTAAAAATGATTGCCTCCAGTAAGAATTAAAAAACATGTCTACCGTTTCCTGAAAACCTCCATTTGTAGAGCTTCCTCCTGGACTGCTGACCGACACTGGTCCTTTTGTGAACACCTGCTGTCCATCATCTTCAAATGAAAGGACGTTAGCGGCTTTTGGCCTTATCACTACCGGGATTCCGTCTTCCATGATTCTTGCCTTATCATAAAAAGGTACGCTAGAGCCAGCCCGAACCGATGAAGACTGGCTAAAAGTTGACTTAAAGGTTAGCCCTCCGCCAGCAACAAAATACTCTAAGTTAAAAAGTCTTGCAGATGGGTTTCCAACCTCACTCCATTCGTAGATGTGGTGCAAGACTGAGGGGTTTGCTCTGGCGTTAGCGTCTATAAATTGCTCAAGTATTTCTGAAGTTTTTTCTCCAATGGTTTTAAGAAGCTCTGTCTTTCCATCTTGAGCACCCTCTAAGAATCCTATAGAGTATTTCATGATTGAGTCCATGTCTTTCATGAACTGATTGGTATTTACTTTTAACTCTATCAAACGTCTACCCCCTGATTCTCTGATCTCTTTAGAATTACCCTATAGTACTCCACCTTGCCAAATGGCCCAATGTGCGGAGTAACGGTTGCAACTTCAAATATGGTAGACTGGTTTTTGCGTATGCCAGAACTTTCTACGTATAGGTCTTGACAGCTTCTATCCTTTACATTGCTAATAACAATGTTTGTCATAGCCTTACCTCTGTCTTCCCCTGTAAACCTAATGTCCTCTTTAAATCTTCCAATAAGCATAGACTCAATAGATATGTCTATGTTTGGGGTTAGCTCTTCTTTAAACCTAGAACCAGCTGGACCAAGACTACAGACAATAGTTCTGTCCTTCATCCATCTTTTTGACACATTGCCATAAGCACCCTGAGAGACTTCGGGGTAAAAGATGTCTGCTTGCAGTGGGTAGAGTGGGTCTTTAGATCCGCAATCCATTATAAGACTCCAAGCCTTGTAATAGACTTAGCATAATTAGATAAGATTTTGTCTACTACCAGATTCCCCGTTCCCTCGAAGACACGATTGTCAAAACCAATTTTAAACTGATCAGTTTGATAAGATTTCATATAGCGCTCGGCATACTCTAGTTTTCCACAAGCAATATCTTCTGTAAGAAGCTCTGCCGCTCTAACAATCTCTCCAGGAATTTTGGGGTATCCGACTGCTAGCAGTATTCTATAGTCAAAAGTTCTAGGAAATCCTCGATAGGAATACTTCATATCTAAAATATCTGATACGCCTGTTGGCATAATAAGCTGTGCAGATTCTAGCCTGTTAATTCTATCTTCATAAACTTCAACAACGGCTGTCCTGTCCTGGGTTACCTTATAGGCGGTACTATAGCTTGCAGGGTCGTTCGCATCAAAAAGCAAAACGTTGTTCTCATATAGCTTAATAACTTTTCTAGCATTTACCCATAATGGTATGTAATCTGTCCCCAGTCCGGTTGTTTCCAAAACATGCTTCTTGTAGTAAAAACCTTCCACTATTACCGAATCTATAATAGCCCTTGCTAGCTCTTCACTTTTCAGATACTCTGAAATTCCTGTTGCTGTCGTGGCCTTTGTTGTTGGGTCAACGTATGGACGAACTACATCAATATAGTGGTCTTCGCTATCGACATTTACAATATAAGATCCATCATACTCTGATGGCATTGAAATCGTTACTTTTGAGCCAGAGGTTGATGTAACCGTTCCGGTTGTTATTGAGTGATCCGCCATGTCTGTGATAGTGTAATTATATCCAGTAGATGCACCGGATACAGATATAAGTGCATCTGTCTGATATGACGGTATCCTCAATAATTCCATACTATTTTCCGTACTCTCTTGCTACTTCTTCTGGAGTTGCGGTTCTAACGTGACTACGAGTTAGCCACTTTTCCGCATCCTTCTCTTTTACAATATTAAAGCCTTTTTCAACTTTTCCAATACCTTGCCAAACAACATTCTTTGTAGAATAGATAGCAACGGTTGGTTCTTTTGTTGATTTCTTAACTGTTTCTTTTTGAGTAGACTTTTTGATTGCTGATTTATCTGTGATTCCTATAGCGCCTGTCTCAATTTGACCCACTGACTTCATTCCCCCACCATCCGTTTTCTTAACAGAAGATTTAGCGGTAATGATTTCCGAGGACTTTTCCTGATCATTATTTTCTGACATGTTTAACTCCTCCTATGCCTATATATATTATAACAGAATAAATAAAAGGGCAAGAGCCGAAGCCCCTGCCCTTTTATTATTATTAATTTATGGTTTAGGCATCTGCCTCTGCATCGGCGTAAGCCACTGCATCTTCTTCTTCCCACTGGATGCCAAAGCGGACGAATACGGTGTATTCAATTGTGTCCTTTTTAGCAACATATTCGCGGTTTACGGTAATGTCTCTTTGGAAACCCCATACACGGTTAGCTGGGAATGTCAAGTCGACATAACCTGCTGGGTAGTAGGGAACTTCCTGAACGTCAATACCGAGAACACGGGTGCTGCGAGCAGTCCCCAGTGTCTGAGCCTGTCCGTCAAGGTATGCCTGACGGTTACGCTCTGTACCCGCTGGAGTACCAGCGAATGCCTCAGCAATTGCGTCTGCAAGAGTACCATTGTTCTTAACAATGCCCTGGAATGCATCAGTGCCCGCGTAGAACTTAAGGTTGTTCTTAAGTGCACGGTACTTGCGAGGCATTGAAAGGAGTAGTCCTTGCATAACCTCTGTAGTCCAAGCGTTGTCAGTAATGGTAGCAACGTACTCGTGTCCGTCGCCTGTCTTTACCCTGTTAACAAACCCGTCCATGATGGACAAGAAGTTACCAGTGGCACCGTCACCATTAATCGCTAGGTCTTCGATGTCATTCGCAAAAGCGTTTGTCATTAAACGAACCAAGTGATCTTCTAGAGCTGCACCTTCGACGTTGTCTTCTAGTGCCTCAGCGCTGACTTCCCAGTCAAGACGGATCTTCTTTGTAGTAAGTTCCACCTTTGAAAAGGTTGCGCCAGAGTTGGTGTAGTCACCAATACCCTGTGATGCCGCACGAATAACACGCTCACCCACGTTAACTTTTTCAAGTTCCATGGTGTTTGCACGCATAGTTACGCGACGACCGTCTTTGGCGAGAACAGTACCATCCCACACGTAGTCAATAAAACGACGCGCTTGTTCCGGACGCAAGATACCACTTGCTGCATCTCCTGATGGATTTACAGCATTTGGACCCGTTGTCACACCAAAGCTAGCGGTAGGAATGTTTCCTAGTGTGTCTGCACCAGGACTCGATACTCCGCCAATTCCACCTGAAGCGAATGCACCCTCAGCGTTATAGCGCCCTGAGTCATCACCTGCGGTGTCTGGATTATTTTTTTGAATCTCTTCCGACATATTGTCACCTCCTAAGTGATTTTATCTGCTTAATTAAATAAGTCGGTTGCTTTGAGGAAACGACCGCCCCATAGGGATTTTTCAACCTTTGTTTCAGGTTGATCCTGTACGATCTCGCCTAGATCGCCAGATTTGCGGAAAGCAGTGTCTTGCTCTACAGCGTCGACCCTCTTTCCAAACTCATTAAACTGGCCCCTTGTTTCAGAAATCTCATGCTTGGCTGCAGAGACTTCTTCGGATACTCCAGTAATTGATTTCTTTAGTGCGTCCACTTCGGCATGTAATGCTTTTACAGTGTCTGCTAGATCGCTAAAGGCTGATGTAATTGTGTCTTTGATTTCAGAAACTGCATCTACAGTTACCTCATCAGACCTTGATACCCCTGCCTCTGCTTCTGGAGTATCAGCCTTTTCGACCTCTACTTCAGCGGCGTCAGACTTTTCAACGTCTACGTCAACAGTATCAGCCTTTTCAGCTTCTACTTCTTCCGTTTCGGCATTCTCTTCAGTAACCTCTTCGGATACTTCTTCGACTACCTCTTCAGTTTTGGCATCTGCCTCTGGAGCGACCTCATCTGATTTTTCTACAACCTCTTCGAGGTTAGTGGTTTCATCAGTCATAGGACTTACCTCCTTTGTCATCTTAATTGTATTAATGCCTTTAGCACTATCAACCAAGAACTTTATCATGTCTGTTTTTTCTGCATCAGATTTTTCTACAAACCCAATGTTTTTCATCTGAGTTCCGGATACAGGGTGAGCTTCTGATTCATTATCGGATAACATTACCAACCCTGAGTCTGAATCCCAGAAAACATTTTCTAAATCAGCTACGCCATCTCCCTTAAGAACTTCTACGTCGTTTACTTTTTCAATAGACAAAATGTTAGCAAACTGATTTGCGGGGGAGTCAACTAAAGAAAGCTCTACCAGATCATATTTTTTAATAATACGAATTTGACTATCCCCCTTTTCGTCA